TGCCGAACACTTTTCTCAAGAAGCTGGTCGTTGTTATTTCTTCACCGCTACTCCAAAACATTCAGTTACCATATCCAAACCCGGTATGAATGATGAATTGGTGTATGGTAAAGTTCTTGAACAAGTTAAAGCTGAGGAACTGATTGAACATGGTGCAATTATTCCTCCTAAAGTTCAGGTTGCAGAACTTCCTGAAGTGATTGGTGGTGATGTTGCACAACGCGATTGCGCGAATCTCCTCAACGTGATGGACAACAGTGAGTGTATGGAACGTGTTTTGATCACAGCTGCAAAAACAAAACACATTGCTGCAGTGATGTCTGAAACCGATTTCCAGAATCAGTGTAACATTCGTGGGTATTCTGTGATGTGGATTACTTCCAAACACGGAGCTTTTGTTGATGGAACCAAAGTTAATCGTGAGGTTTTCTTTGATACTCTGAATGAGTGGGGTAAAGATTCTGACAAAAAGTTTGTTGTTCTTCACCACTCTATTCTTGCAGAAGGTATCAATGTGTCTGGATTGACTGCATGTGTCCTGATGCGAAACATGGACTATATTGAGATGGCCCAAACTATTGGACGTGTGATACGTTTGGACTCCCGAGACCGTGCCAGAATCTCTTCTGGAGACCTTGTGGCTGGTGATACTAAGTCCTATCTCAAGTCTTTCGGACTGGTTCACATTCCAGTCTATTCTAAGGTCGGTATCACAACTGCCAAACGTGTTCAGAATGTGGTTGATACCATCTTCAATGATGGTGAACCCGCTATTTCCGTTGTTCGTCGCTGAGGTATCAAATGTCTACTAAAACTTGGACAGCAGAATGTTTCATAGGTTCTGATGTTGGTTGGCAAGAGGTAACAGTTCAATCAAACACAGTTCATGGTGCGCGAAAAATGATTGAAAGAATTTATGAACCTGAATTTATTCAAAATTTGCGCGAAGATGGTAGTTATAGTGGATTTAGTGGAATTGGATTGGGATGTCTCTCCGCATTTTGGTTGCCACTTCTAGGGGGCTTTGTGGTATCATCATTTTTTGGCGCTCCATTTTTTGTAGGACTGATCATTGGAACTTTTTTGTATTTGTTGCTTAAATAGTTTGGTGATCGCGTTTACAATTAACGTTGATTAAATTATCCCGATTCAAATATCACACTATGAATTACGAAAGTCAAAAAAAATTAGAACTCAGAAAAGTAATCAAAAGTTACTTTGGTGATAATAAAAGTTCTGCACCATATCATTTCTATAATGATTTGAAAGATGAACTCAATCTTGCATCAAATTATCATATGGAACAACAAAGAAAACTTGAATGTGCAAAAAATTTATTCTCAGGTAATAACACCACATCATCATATGTTTCACATCATTCCGTAAGTTCTGATTTATATGGAGGTCAGTTCGGTTTAGATATATTATCTGGTTGTAGTATTAGTCAATCCAATTATCTTTCTTCCGACACAGTGAGTTTTAATTCTGTGAAGTGGTGAGTAAAATAAAGTCTAAAAAATACGAAGATTTTAGATTTCCTTACGAAACTTTTCCTATTTGTATTCAACACTATGATCCTGACAATTTTAAGATCTGTTGGTTCCAATGCATTGATCATATGGACAAATACATCAAAATGCACAAGCTTAAACAACCAGATTTCATTGCGAGAGATGTTTGGGGGAAAGATTTAAATCCAGTAAAACCAAAAATAAAAACTAAGAGTAGTAAAAAAACAACTCCAAAAACTAAATCAAAATCTAAAAAGGATATTTTGACACCCACTTTCTCCACTATAGATACATTCTTCAAATAACAAAATGTAGGACACCTGAACAACCGGCCTAGTGACCCGCCACGGGTCGCCAGACCATGTATATTGGCCATGTTGAGAGGAACACCCATGACGATCACTCAAACCAAACCAGAGTTTCTGACTGAAGCACTCATTGAAGTTCTTAACAATGAATGGAAAGTTAATTCCATTGAATCTGGTCACTCTGTCTACACTCAACTTGAGATTGAAGAAGGTCGCAAATATATCAAAATTTGGTCTTATCTTGTCGGTGATGAAGGAAGAATCCGGGGACGTTCTTGCTGGATGTTTGTTGATAAGAATACTGGTGAATGTTACAAACCAGCATCTTGCAAAGCACCAGCAAAAGGTGTGCGTTATTTGATCACTCAGTTGGTCAATAATCCAGAAACCTGTGATCAATATGGTTCTTTTCTTTACCTTTAATATCTTTTTTACTTGAAGAAAAACAAACAAATTGAATTCTATAAGGTAGGATACTACCTTGACGATAGACACACTTGGGCATGTTATTTCAATCTTGAAAGTGCCCAAGAAGCTATGATGAAAATGTTAAAAAGGGGAATGAATGTGACTGGAATGGAAACACAAATCATGTGACGGTCTTTGGGCTGTCCACTATTTCCGCCACAGGGTCCAATCTCCTGTATATTAAAAGAGTCAAACAAACGCAACCAAATGGATCGCAATCAAGTCATCGCTAAGATCAAGTCCATGCTCAAGCTTCAAGAGAGTACAGATTTTGACGGTGAAGCATCTGCCGCTGCTGCAATGATTGATAAACTGTGTGCAAAACACGGTATTACATTGCAAGAAGCAACTGAAGTGATTGCTGTTGATGAAGTATTCTCAGCTTTCAAAAAACTTGATGTTTCATTTGCAACGATTGTCAATGCTGTTGCAAGGTTCTATGATGCAAAAGCATACATCAAAACTGACATCAATGGCAACAAAACTATTCAGGTGATTGGTAGTGAAGCTCAACAAATTCAAGTGAATCTTTACTCTGAGTATTTGTTGGATGTTATGAATCGTGAATCAGACAAAGCATATGCTGCCGAAAAAGTTATTGCCGAACTTACTGGTGGTAAACTGTCTCGTTCCTTTAAGATCAATTTCAAGAAAGCTTTTGCAAACCAAGTTTCTGATCGACTCTATGACATGAAGAGGGAAGAGAACCGAGTTCATGAAGATAAGGATGCAGTAACTAAAGCACTCACTAAAATGCGTTTCAATTCTAACACTAAGATGCGAGGAGCTGCTGGTGCAGGTGCTGCTGCAGGTGGATCTGTTGGTGCTGGTGTATCTCTGAACCGTCAAGCTTCTGGATCCAGTGCGAAACAACTCTGTGGTGTGTGACGGTTGACAAACCTACACAGGGTCTGTTGATCAGACCCTGTATTCATGTATATTGGCCATGTTGAGAGAAACGCAAGATTCTTTCTTCATTTAATCCTCTTTCTTCACATTCAAATGGCAACTCGAGCTCGCATCGGTATTCAACTTTCCGACGATTCTATTCTGTCAGTTTATCATCATTGGGATGGTTATCCTGAATGGTTGGGTCGTATTTTGAAAACACATTATACTGATAAAGATCAAGTTTCTGAACTTATTGATGGTGGTGATATGTCCTGTTGCTGGACAAAAGATCGTTGGACTGGTAAACAACTTGCTCCTTATGTGATGGAGAATGTTGAATCGGAAGAATATGGTCCTCAATACTATGCTCAACGTGGTGAGGATTGTCCTCCTCGTTATGATGAAACTCTGAAAGAGTACCTATCTGATGGTGAAGAGTATGCTTATGTCTTTCGTAATGGTGAATGGGTATGTTATGATATGAATGAGTTTAACGATAAAGATCCCGAAGTTGTTGAAATTAACAAAACCCCTCTTCATGTGTGACAGTCATCAAGGTGGCCATTATATGTGGATTCGATCCCGTCTCCATGTATATTGGCCATGTTGAGAGGAACACCACTCCATGAAACACTATCCACTTGGTATTGACAATCCCATCAAGGTCAAAGCTGTGATGGGTTCACATAAGTGGGCCCTCTACTGGAAAGATGATCACACTAAGATCGCAACTTTCCCAAATGAGTTTACAGCAATGCAAGCACGTCGTTCTATTATTGAATCTCTCTGATTGATGCAAACAACAACAGCAACTTATCAGATCCAAGTAACAACTGATGAAGGATATTTGGCATTTATTAAAGTGATGCCAACCAAACCAAAAACACAAAAGGGGATCAAATCACAGAACAATAAGTTATCAAAATGGGTAGAAAATCAATACCCTAACTTTACTTCCTACGACATTTCTCTTCTCAACTGATGAACTACAGCAATTTCTGGGACAATGTGTTGAAACAAGAGGAATGGAATGATGAACTGATGAGATGGGAAAATACTCATCCTGAGTATGAACCATTCAAGGAAGATTCTGATTCACAACGTCAACAAAATCTCTCAAACTATTGATTACAAACATGTTCTGAAATGACAACTACTAAAGATTTGTTTTCATTCACCTTTGATGATTTGATTGAACAAATGTGTAATGACCCAATGTTCATTGAACAATGTGAAAAAAATAACAGGGAATGGGATGAGGAAGCAGCTGAAGAACTGAATATGACTGTAGAGGAACTACATAGACAAAAACTAATTAACTGATTGCATATGACCGAACAAGAAAAAGATCAACTTTCTATCTGTAAAGAACAAGGATTGCCTGACCATGCTGAACTCATTGATGATGTTTTTTATGTTTGGAAAACTCGGTTTGGACTGCACTCAACGATGACAAAACAAGGTCGTAAAATGTTAACCGGACTAAAAAGGGAAGATGTCATTAGTATTACACATTGGCATCTTAAATGTGAACAGGAAGGTACACTTGAAAGTTATAGTAGAGTAGTAAATTCTGGAGTTGTCGGTGGTAAGCTTTAAAAACTGATTTTTCCATCACGGGGATCTGGGTCATGACCTAATCCCCGTTTCCCATGAAATTATGGATTTTTCACGTTTTGGGGTCAGTGGCCATCATAGGTCTCAAGGGGTCAGAATTGAGACTCTGACGGTCAGGGACCAGACGATCTAAAACCAGTTGCGGAACCGGCCTAGTGACTCGCCAGAGGGGTCGGGATCGTGTATATTGGCCATGTTGAGAGGAACGTCCATGAATCCAAAAGTTGCAAAACATCTCTCAGTTCCTGAGAATCGCATCAACTATTCTTTCTACTTCCTTCATAACTTTGATTCTGATTTTGTAGAATACAAAAAGTGTTATGATGCCATTGCAAAATGGTCTGAAGAACTTGACACCTCTGAGGCACACTACTGATGAACAACTTTCCTATTGACGATCAACTGGTAATGATAATTGACCGATTGACTCATGCGGTCAATGTTTGTTATGAAGCTGATGACAATCCAGATGATCAAGGTTATGCTTATGCGACTGGTTATTCCCGTTCTGCAATGAATGGTGTTATTGATGAACTTTCTGAAATTGTGGAGGAAATTCGCAAATGATTTATGATGAACTCATTAAGTACGATTGTACGAATCTTCAACATCAACTTCATATTGCAATTCTGAATAAGAAGAAATCATATGAAGAAAAGTCACCAGGAGCTTTTAATTTTTGGAATACACAGGTAGAATTGATAAAGGATAAAATTGACACATTTCAATTATTCACATGAAACATATTGATGTTCCAGCACGTATTTTAGGTAGTTTCATTGTTGTAAGTGCATATTTTGTAGTATTACATATAAATGTGACAACTGGTGTGATCATGAACATTACAGCAGATTTAATTTCATTGCCGTATTTTATTCGCACCAAATCATGGGATGTTGTTATTATGTTGTCTTTCCTTATGTCCATTGGAATCAGTAAACTTATCTCAACATGATAGACCGAACATTTCTCACAAAGTTGTCTCATCAACAAAAAGAATGTCTTGCAGAAGACTGTGAAGATTTTCTTTTACATCGACACATTCCTCTTTATTCTCATTCGTATGATAACATTATCATGCAAGCTATAAAGGAGGGGTATCAACTGAATCGTTTTGATCGTTT